CCCCGCCCAGGCAATTAAACTTGCCTGGCCCACTTGGACGTGATGCGGACGGTCCTCGGACGTCCGGAACGCTCAAGGTGAAGAGGATCGATAAAACGAACCTCGCTTATGTCAAAATCTAACACAAGCACCTTGTTCAAGGCCGCGAACCCGGAAATAGAATTTCTGGGTGGCTTGCTGGTTTCTACAATCCCGTAAACCAACGGGATTTGCAGATCCTCGCAAAGCTTCTCCGAAGGGGTTACCCCCATATGGGAGACGAGACCGTGTACGGGGCTGTCATCCGACACTATCGGAAGTGGAATTTTCTTCCCCTTCAGATAAGTGGCGACAAAGTCAGCAGATCTCCATAAACCAGCTTTGTAAAGCTGATTCGAAAGAGAAACTGCTGAGATGACACCCTCGGCGTCCCTGCGTGATTCTGGAAAGAGACGTCTTACGCGAGCTACAGTAACATCGTAGCCATCGTAGTAGTCTCCTCCGCAAGACTCCCGGAATTTTCCATTCCAGAAACTCTTGCCGGTGTTAACTCGGTGACCAAAATCACTGAGCCTCCGGATCACGCAATCAGTAAATTCTACAGGAACGACAATGTCGTCCCCGTAGACGCGCACCTTGCCTCTATACCTCTTGATGAGGTTCGGAGACAACGGGGTGTTGAGCTCTTCACTTATAGCGAGAAAGATGACGGTCAAAAAGACCATCGCCTCAATCGGAAAAGTGAGAGCTGAACCCATAGACGCGTATTTGGACAGACGGATAACTCCGTGTCCAGACACATCAGCCTTCCGACTCCTAACCGCTTGCACCGCTCTCGAAAGATTCGGTGCAGAGGCGAAAAGGAGACGTACATGCTGGTTGGAAACACGATCACTCGCTTCGCTCAAGTCGAGCGTAGCAAGGTGTCCCTTGCGGGACCCCTCTCTGGCTAGTACCCTGTTAGGGGCTTGGTCAGTGAAGTGAATCATTCCGGAGAAAGGGTGGTTAGACCTTTCAAGTTCGGAATACAGGGCAACGCGAAGGGACTGTTGCATATATTGCATATGCGTCGGCTCCACTGCGATGATCCTTGGTGTTTTCAGCGTTTTAGGAACTGTGATCACATGTACTGGGATCTCAGCTCCAGGTTCAAGGAGTTGAACTTTTGGCTCAATCTCCGCAAAACTGCGATGATTGTGGGAAAGGTGGTCCGCAGAAAGCAGACCGGCCTCCTCCATTCGCCAAGTCCAAAGGAGATTGCCATACTTCTGGTTCCCCAGAAGCTTATCGGCAGTCACACCCGGACCGTGAGAACCAGCCTTCCTCCAGATAGCAAAAGGACCCTGAGAAACAGGTCCGGATGCAAATCTGTAGTTGGAAGGCTGACAAATATCACGAAGGATATCCTCGGTATCGTGTGTGGGATTACTCCCACATAACGGCGCAGAGGGTTCGATTGCATGGAACTTCTCGAAAGAAGTCCTTTCAATAGAACCCAACGCACTACCGAAGATAATAGATGCAGCGAGCTGGAACGATCGTTCCAGACCCAGGATTTCTTCCTGTTTTTCAGGACGAGATCTATTTTTATCTGCATCTTTCATCTCCTGTTCACATTGGATGTATCCAGTGATTGCTTTCCGAACCCTAGAAGGAGTACAATCCACAAGGATTTTACTCCACATCAGAGAAATCTGACGAAGGGCGAAGATCGCATCCACAGACGGATCTTCCAACAACACACCCGTACCACGATCAAAGACAAGATCAAGGAAACCTCCTAGAAATAGGGGGAGACCTCCACGTCTCTTGAAACCAAGAAACATGGAGTGATCGATAGAACCACGGTCTAGACCTTTTTGGAGGTCAGATCCGAAGTTCGACAGGGAAATCGTTAAAAACGATAACCCTTCTGTCTTTGTTCGACTCTCGATCGTTTTGAGATCGCGAGCGGTACTCACTGAGCATCGATCCTCAAAATCTTTGAGGATCAACCCACACAGCAACATCAGGCTTTTCACCATGCCCTCCTATTCAGAGGTAGTATGGATCCCTAGCCACGTTGTTGTAGACTGACCGTCGGCCCTTTTTCGGGCCACACCTAGGTAACGAGAACGTTAGTTCTCGCCACCAAGCAGCTGTGTAACCTTAGCGCCTGAAGAGGCGATAAGATACGCCGTAAGGGCGTCACAGATCTGCTTGATCTCCGTATTGGTATAACCCGATACGGGCGTGTTCACGTTCAAGCTAACACTCATAGAGTATTGCTTGTTCGTGGAAGGCTGCAGAGGATCCGCAGCGATCTTGGTGTGTCGAAGCTGAATCTGACGCTGAGTTCGCTTACCGTACGAATGACGCACGATGAGCTGAACGGAACCGTCGTCCTTTGCGAAGGACCCGGTATTCACGCCAGAACTAGTTCGCGGAAGCGAATTAGCTACAGCATTGATGGTGACGGACTGTGGATCTGCAAACGCCATGGCATTGCTCCTGGGAATTTGACAACAGGGAAGGTCCCTGTTGTGTTTGTAAGGAGAGAAGAAAGGTTCTCCTCCCCCAGCAGCGACCAGCTATCTGAGCTGGTTGCTACCCTTGGAAATACCAAGGGCTGCGAGTATGGCCCACTGCTTCTTCGAAAAAGAAGAAGAGTCAAGGCCAAAACCGTAAGGTGTCGCACGCAAACGACGTTTCGATACAGTTGTGTATCGCTGTGAAACGGTCGGAAGCGGCGTGACGCTCGTATTGGTACGAAGGCCACTGAGCGTATCGGTTTCAACACGGATAATTTTCTCCATGATGTAACCGTAACGCAAGACAAGCCCGTCTTTGCCCAAGTAGGAGATGTTTTTCACAACATCTCCAACATTGGACTTCCAGTCGACGAGCCAACTCCACGGGGTGAGATTGTAGACAGTATCAAGATTAGGCACAAGGCCCAAAACATGATCGGCATCTTCAATCCACTTACGCAATCCTGCCAGGTGACCAGAGGTCACAGGGTAGTAATAGACGTAACACCCAGAAAACCATATCTGGCGCTCCTCGCGCCAGTCGGTCTCTAGGGTGCCCGAACTACCGAAGTAATTACTGGTAGGCAAAGAAAAATTCGCCGCGCCAGTAATCTTGGAAGAACCTTCGGTAATCTCTAATGGAAAGGCATAGCTCCTACGGACATTACGTCCGCTGTCACGATGCAGCTGTTTAAGGATCTTTTCAGAATCCTTGACTGCACGCGTGGCGCTCTGAATATCAGAAAGAGTGGGAAGAATTCCGAATTGATAATTCAGGAATTCGTCACTGGCACCTTTCGGGCCAGGCCCATCCTTTCGGAGAGAACGCGCAAGAAGGTCAGGAAGACCATCTCGTGCGAGCTCGCCGAGCGAGGTAGCTAGACTAGCTTCGGGCGCAGTAGGGAGCGTGCGAGAAATCGCAGTAGCCCCCTTCGCCAAGAGAGCCGACTTAGATAGTCGGTTCACATTAGGAAAATCACCGTCAGCGACATACTTTGTCTGACCCACTTCGACACCATCTCTGGTGTAGAATTTTGCGTGCCAATCGTCCCGAAGGACGCTGGTTTGCATGTGGGAAAACTTAGTCTGTCCAAGACCGGTGAGGTCCTCGAAGTAATATCGGATGGTATCAAATTCACCACCGATGTCTGCCGTGTTGGAGGGGTTGTTAACCCTCCGAAACGGATGCCCTTCGGACCAAGTCACTTGACTGGTCCTCATACAACTCTCGGGTCTCTCATTGGACGAGACAATGGCATTATTTCTAATGTCACGCGTCACGTAACCCAATGTCTGAGGAAAGCTGGCCCCTTTTGCAGGGTACAGCATCTCAACACGAGACTTCCGAGTGTATGGCATAAGAGGGAGTTCCTTTCGGTGTGGTTGTGATGGAAGTAGATGCGCCGACGGTGCACTGCAAGTCGTCACATCACACACAAGGTAGCATTACGAGTACAGCCCGCGAGGAAGTATGCTCATGTTGAGCAAGCGGGACTCTGATGCACTCGTCAAGTGTGGGACCCTGCTGGAGCAGGAGTTTTCTCAAAGCTCTTGTCACAGTAATCGCTCTGAGTACCGGTGGAGCCCCTGATGGGG